TACAAGGCTATGATGGCTGAGCAGACAGGAGGAAACTATATCACAGTACCTCTGTTCGGGAGAATAGGTGGGACGGCCGTGAACTATGACGGAAAGACAGACATAAATGCAACGGCAATGGACACATTCTCGCATTCAAGAGTAGTGATAGGAAGGGCTAACGGATGGATTGAGAGGGACTTCTCGCACGATATTACAGGCGGAGTAAATTTTATGGATCAGGTAGGTAAACAGGTATCAGACTACTGGGATGACCTGAATCAGGGAATATTATTATCTATACTTAAAGGGGTATTCTCAATGACAGGTGCAGATAATGAGAAGTTTGTAAATGAGCACACTTATGATGTATCAAAGGAAACAGATGCGGCTAAACAGGTATTCAGTCCTACAACCCTGAACAATGCACTGCAGAAGGCTGTAGGCCAGAATAAGGCAAAATTTTCAATTGCAATAATGCATTCACAGGTTGCAACAAATCTTGAAAACCTTCAGCTGCTTGAATACCTGAAATATACCGATGCAAACGGAATACAGAGAGATCTGACACTTGCAACATTGAACGGAAGAACTGTATTGATTGATGACTCGATGCCTACGGAGGAAGTAGCTAAATCAGGAAGTAATCCTGCATATACTAAATATACGACTTACGTATTAGGAGCAGGAGCATTTGAATTTACTGACGCAGGAGCAAAAGTGCCTCATGAAATGCACAGAGACCCGAAAGTCAATGGTGGACAGGACACATTGTATTCAAGAGAAAGAGTATGTTATGCACCTTACGGAATTTCTTTCACTAAATCAAGTATGGCCACTCTGTCGCCAACTGATGCTGAACTTGAGATGGGAGCAAACTGGGAGTTGGTAAATGACAACGCTACAGGTACAAAAAAATACATTGACCATAAGGCAATCCCTATCGCAAGAATAATTTCAAGAGGATAGTTTCAGGGAGGAAAAAATCTTATGGAGTATGTGGAAAATATCAGGGAAGATGTGATAAAAACATTAAAGTCGGTAGGCTATGAAGTCGTAGATGCCGACTTATTTTTAATGGAACAGAGCATTGAGAAAGTTAAATCATATATTAAAAACAAGACTAATCAGAACAAGGTTCCTGAGGGTCTTAAATACATCTGGATTGACAGAAGTACAGGCGAGTTTTTAAATTTTAAGAAATCACTGAATCAGCTTAATCTGAATAGATTGAATTTTGGCCGTATGGCGAAAGAAATAAGTGAAGGTGATACAAAGGTCGTCTACGAGGATACAAAAACAACGGGAGATAAATTTGAAGTTTATATGACGTATCTTATGACAAGAGGGGAAGACGAACTCTTGAGATATAGGAGGATAGTATGGTAGAAGAATTGAAACAGGCAAGAGAAGCCATCCAGTCAATGTGGACTGGGATATGTAATATATTTGATTTTAAGAATTCTAAAAATAAGTATGGTACAGTTGTTTCCGAAGTTAAGGAACTTTATAAGAACATACCGTGTCGACTAAGCTTTAAGAATATCAGTCAGACAGAGCAGACTGAAAGTGTGGCTAAGACATCTCAAGTTGTAAAACTGTTTATCGCTCCTGAAGTTTATGTCCCTCCGGGCAGTATAGTTGAGGTCACACAGAACGGAGTTACAAGGAAATACAAACATTCAGGAATATCAGCAGTTTACACTAATCATCAGGAAATAATACTTGATGTGGAACAGGAGAAAGCGTAATGGCAAGCAGTAAAATAGAAGTTCAGATAGATGGATTGAAAGATTTTCAGAAACTTTTGCAGGAAATGAAAGCGGAAGAGGAAAGGTTCATGACTGAAACTATAAAAGAACTTGCTGCAAGACTTCTCAGAAAAGTAATTAAAAGAACTCCTGTAAGTTCCCCTAATTTTGGGAACGCAACATACAAGAGGGACAATAAGAAAAAAGGCATAAAAAAAGGTGATACAGTATATGATAAGAAAGGCAAAGCTAGAGTTTTGAAAACCAAGACAGTGACGTATAAAAAAGCTGGAAAGACCATCTCAAAGACTTATGGCAGACAAGGTGGAACTTTAAGGAGAAACTGGACTGTATCTGATGTGAGAAAAAATGGAGGTAACTATGAGATAGAAGTTTCAAATTCCACCGAATATGCAAGCTATGTTGAGTTTGGCCACAGACAGACTCCAGGAAGATATGTTCCTGCAATCGGAAAAAGACTGAGAAAATCATGGGTAAAAGGTAAATTTATGCTAACTATCTCTGAAGAAGAACTGAGAAAAGAAGCTCCTGCAGTTATAAAAAGAAAAATATCGGAGTGGCTCAAGAAGTTAGGAGGATAGCAATGTTAAATGAAATTGTGAATGCAATAAGTCTGAAACTGTCAGAAAGCTTTGAAGGCATAGATGTGCATGTGAACGAACTTGAACAGGGCTTTGAGGAACCCTGTTTTTTTATAGACTTGCTGAACCCTTCTGAAAAGCAGATTGTTGGAAACAGATACTTGAGAAGTTATCTGTTTGATATTGCCTATTTCCCAAGAAATAATAGTCAGGTTGAGATTTTCGATGCACTTGACAAGATGCACAATGTACTTGAATACATAAAGCTTGAAGATGGGACTCTTATGAGAGGACTGAACAGGAATACCATGGAAGAGGATAATGTGCTGCATTATTTTGTGACTTATGAGATGTTTATTTATAAGGTAATTGATAGTAGTAATAACGCAAAAATGGGAAATATAGAATTGAATATAAAACTGAAGGAGGAAAAGAATGGCGGATAATAAAAAATCAGAAGAAAACTCAGAAGAAAAAGCTGTGGTTAAGGAAGAAAAATATATAAAAAGTCAGATTGTAGGATCTGACAGATACAGAAACAGAGCAGACATTCTGAATGTATTGCTTGAAGATAATACGGATTATACATTATCTGAAATAGATAAAAAGTTAAAAGATTTTTTAGGTAAGGAGGTTAAATAATGGCATATGGTGGAGGTACATGGCTTGTACAGAATAAAGTTCTGCCAGGAACATATATCAACTTTATAAGCAAAGAAAGAGCTGAACTTGTATTCTCTGACAGGGGATATGCAGCACTTGGCGTGGAACTTGACTGGGGAACTGATGGAGAAATATTCAAGGTTGAGAACGGAGATTTTATTGAAAACTCAATGAAATATTTTGGGCACTCATATGATTCTGATAAACTGAAAGGATTAAGAGATTTCTACAAGTATGCCCAAACAGGATACATTTACAAACTTAATACGGGCGGTGCAAAAGCGTCAAATACATTTGGTACAGCAAAGTATACTGGAGAAAGAGGTAATGACATCAAGATATCGGTACAGGCAAATGTGGATAACGCTTCACATTTTGACGTCATAACTTTTGTTGACGGGGAAAAAGTGGATGTTCAAACAGTTGCCGCTGCAAAGGATTTAAAGAACAACGACTTTGTAGTTTTTAAATCAGATGCAACTCTTACGGCAACGGCAGGGTCTCCTATGACAGGAGGTACAAATGGGACTGTAACAGGTTCATCGCATCAGTCGTTCCTGGATAAAATTGATAAATATTTCATAAATGCTCTGATATGCAACTCAAATGAGAAAACAATCAAGGATTTATATGTGCAGTATACAAAAAGAATGAGAGACAGGGTAGGAGCAAAATTTGTATGTGTTGTTTACCGTGCATCAGATCCTGATTATGAAGGTGTGATTAATGTAAAAACGAAAACACTGGATTCAGATTTTCCTGAAAACTCGGCAGTTTACTGGGTTGGAGGGGCTGAGGCTTACTGTGCAGTCAACAGAAGTTTGACTAATACAAAATATAACGGAGATTTCAAGCTTGAAGTAAATGAAACTCAAACAGAACTGGAGCTCGCTGTGAAAGCAGGATATTTCATATTTCATAAAACTGGAGATGAGATAAGAGTGCTAAAGGACATCAATTCTTTTGTATCGTTTGTGAAAAGAAAGAATAGGGATTTTTCATTTGCACAGGTTATAAGAGTGCTTGATCAGATAGCGATAGATGTGGCAACAATATTCAATGGGACGTATCTCGGGTCGTCTAACAATACTTCATATGACAGGAATGATCTGAAAAAAGATATAGGAAAACATCATGAAACCCTTGAAGATTTAAGGGCAATAAGGGATTTTAATGAGGAGACGGATATAACAGTCGTTGAAGGTGAAACAAGGGAAAGTGTACTGGTTACAACAAACGTACGGCCAGTCGTTGCAATGGAAAAACTTTACATGAATGTAATCGTAAGCTAGAAAGGAGAGTGAGAGTGAATGGCAGATACAGCTATCATGAAAGGTAAGGACGCCATATCGGGGAGCCTTGCCAAATGTTTTGTAACAATCGGGAACAGAAGATACAGTTTCATGCAGGCAATCAATGTTAAGGCTGAAATGGAAAAAACTAAGGTCGAAGTGCCGATATTAGGAAAAACAGGGAAAGGTAACAAGGCCGCAGGATGGAAAGGGACAGGAAGTGCGACATTCCATATGAACACTTCCATATTCAGGGAACTGTTACAGGATTATACGAGAACAGGAAAAGACGTATATTTTGACATGCAGCTTGTGAATGAAGATCCTACAGCATCAGTCGGAAAACAAACTATAATGCTTATTGACTGTAATCTTGACGGAGGAATAATTGCACTGTTTGATGCAGATGCGGATTATCTGGAAGATGAGTTCGATTTTACATTTGAAGATTGGAAGATTGTCGATAAATTTACGGATCTTGATGGAATGAAATTATAGCAGGGAGTTTAAAGACTCCCTTTTTAAATTATAAAAATAACAGGAGGATAATATAGATGAAGGATTTAAAATTTTTTTTAAGACAAAATGCAACATTACCAAAAAATGAAGAGGTGGAAGTTACACAAAGATTCAAGGATGAAAACGGAAACCCTATAAAGTTTGAAATAAAGCCTATCTCAAATGAGCTGGACGACGAACTGAGAAAACAGAATACAAGACAGGTAAAAAGAGCCAAAGGGGTATATGTACCTGAACTGGATAACCAGGGCTACCTTGCAGATATGACTATAAGGGCAGTAGTGTACCCTGATCTGAATGATAAGGAACTGCAGGATTCATGGGGGGTAATGGATGCAAAGGAACTTATAAACGCCATGCTTTTACCAGGGGAATACAATGTGCTGCTTCAGGCAATACAGCAACTAAACGGATGGGATCTGTCACTTGATGACATCAAGGAAGAAGCAAAAAACTGATTGAGGCAAACATAGCAGAATATAACTATGCGTATTACTGCTTACATAAGCTTAAGATAAGGCCGAAGGAGTTTGCCGAAATGGATATATATGAAAAGGGATTCATAATGGCCTGCATAGATCTGAAGGTCAAAAAGGAAAAGGAAGAAGAAAAACAGGCAAAAAGAAAGGCACGCCATAGAAGACGTTAGGAGGTGAGATTATGGCGACAATTCAGAACAGTATAGTGTTAAACGACAGAATGACTCAGACATTTACGGCAATCAATAGGGCTATAGAGTCGACCATAAACACCATCTCGACTCTTGGCGGGAAAAATATAAATATAAACACTGCTAATCTGGTTAGTGCGAGGCAGCATTTGGCCGTTGCAGAGCATGAAATGCAGAACATGGTCGGTACATCCCAGCAACTGAATAATAATTTGGGTAAAACTAAGGGTATAGTCGGGGAGATTGTTGGTAAACTTAAGACAGCATTCGGACTTGCGGCGGTTGTCATGGCGACGAAGAAGACGATAGAACTGTCAGATCAGAATGCTCAGATAACGGCGAGATTAAATCTTGTATCAGATGCACCTGAACAGCTGAAAAAACAGATTTATCAGTCAGCGAATGACGCACGGGTCGCGTATACGGATTCAATGAACCAGGTGGCAAAGCTTGGACTTCTTGCAAAGGATTCATTTAACAATACAAATGAAATTGTCAAGTTTACGAATCTTATGAACAAGGCATTCAAAGTTTCAGGAACCGGTGCACAGGAGGCAACGAGTGCAATGTACCAGCTGACACAGGCTATGGCCGCAGGAAAACTTCAGGGGGACGAATTCCGTTCAGTCATTGAAAACGCTCCTATGGTTGCACAGGCAATAGCGAAATATATGAACGTTCCCCTGGGGCAACTGAAAGAGTTAGGTGCAAAGGGTCAGATAACGGCGGATATAATCAAGAATGCGTTATTCAACGCAAGTGATGAGATAAATGAGAAATTCAAGACTCTGCCGCTGACCTGGCAGGATGTATGGGTACAGGCTAAAAATTTTGCGATAAGGCAACTGGATGGAGTGCTGCAGAAAGTAAATCAGGTGGCAAATTCAAAGGCATTCCAGTCTTTTGTGAATAGTGCAAAAATAGCATTTTTCGGACTTAAGACTGTAGCCGAAGGAGTCTTTAATGGAATAGCTGCCGCAGGAAAATTCATAGCAGATAACTGGACGGCAATAAGTCCTGTCATATGGGGAGTAACGGCAGCACTTACCGCATATGTGACATGGCAGGGAATTTCAGTAGCATTAGAATGGATAAATGTGGCAGCTAAATTTGCATTGAATCTGGCCGTAACTATTTTGACAATGGCAAAGATAGCACTTACATTTGCGGTCAAAGGGTATACCGCAGCACAGACCATGGCTAATGCGACAGCATGGCTGTTCCCGGGAACTTGGCTTGCGGCGATTATAATCGGTGTGATTGTTGCGATACTCGCTCTGGCGGTGGCGATAGTCCAATGGGCAACGGGAACACAGAGTGCCTTGGAAACAGTAGGGGGAATGTTCTACTGGCTCGGAGCAGCCATCTACAATATAGGAGTTGCTATCATGAATATTCTTATCATCGTAGCGACAGTAGTCATACTGGCTTTTATCCTGGTCGGAACTACAGTAGCAAACGTATTCATAGGAATATGGAATATAGGAGTATGGCTTGTGAATGCACTTGTTCAAGCGTGGTACTGGCTCGTCAATCATGCAGCGATGGCATGGGCTTGGCTCAAGGTAACAGTGAGCAATATTCTGAAAGGGATGTATAATTTCTTTGTCGGAATTGCAAACGGATTCATAGACGGCTATAACGATATAGGTAGAGCTGCGGTAACAGTAGCAAACGGTTTTCATAATGCTTTTGCTAATGCGATAAATTCACTTGCAAAAATGGTCGAGGATTTTGTTAACGGATTTTTACGGGGCTTGAATGAGATAGGTAAGGTCGTGGATTCTGTCCTTGGTACTCACTTCTCAAATGGAGGTGCTCTTCATGTGAATTTGGGTAGAATGGGCGGTGGCAGTGCGTCATTTACTCCAGCACAACATATTCAAACCAAGTCTTACGATGATCCAAATGGTGTGAATGTAGAACAGAAACAGGCTCCGCAGTTTGGTTATGCAGGATTTATTGATCCTTCAGGAGCAATGAAAGGTGTAATGGACGGAGCAGGGAAACTTGCAAATGGAAAATTTAAAAATACGCAGGAGGCGTTTAACAAAGGAAGAAATGACACAAAAAAAGGAATACAGGGAATAACTGACACATTTAACGAATACAGGGACAAGTTAACTGGGAAAGATATGCCAGCCGGGAATGACGGAACCGGAAAAGATAAACCAGGTGGCGGAGGTGGTGGCGGAAAAGATCCGAACGGCAAGAAAACCGCAGACAACACTAAAAAAATGGCAGATAAGATGGATGGTATGGACGAGGATATGAAGTATTTAAGAGATATTGCAGAAAAAGAATATGTAAATAAATTTACAACCGCAGAAATAAAGATAGACATGACTAACTATAATGACATTTCGGAACAGGTGGACGCTGAGGATTTTATGGACAGGCTCGGAGAAAGAATAGCCGAACATGTGCATACTGCGGCAGAGGGGGTGCATAACGACTGATGAGAATACAGGGATATATTTTTTATTTAGATAAGATGCTGCTGCCGGTGGCTCCGGCTTCAGTCAATATTGCTCATAAGAATATGAATGAGACGATCAAGCTTATAAATAATGCGGAATTTAACATGCTGAAACAGGAAGGGCTGAAAGAAATAAGTTTCAAGTTCATGCTTCCATCCCAGCGTTATCCGTTTGCCAGATATCTGGGGTTCTATCAGAGGCCGAACTATTTTTTAAATAAACTGAAAAATCTTAAGAAAAGGGCGAAACCTTTTCAACTGATTATAATAAGGACTTATCCGTACCTCGCACAGGCATACTTCAATACTAACATAAAAGTCTCTCTTGAAGATTATACAGTAGAAGAAAATGCCGAGGAGGGGATGGACATATACGTAGACATCAAGCTGAAAGAATTCATAGATCCTCGGCCTAAGCAGTACAAAAAGAACGCCGATGGTACTGTAAGTGCGGAGAATCAGAGATGGACAGATAAAGTTGAAAAGAAAATATGCAGTACCAAATACGGAGAAAAGCTGTGGCAGATAGTGAGGCGTGAAACAGGAGGACTGGATCAGCTTGAAACGGTTATGGAAGTAAACGGGATTTCCACGGTCACAAATGCCGTTTCAGAAAAGTTAAGGCTGTGGTAGGAATGCTGGAAAAATTAGGAAACAAGATAAAATCATTCATGTCAAAGCCGGCTGAAGAAAAATATGAAATGGAAAAGGACATAGAACTTATTATTGCAAGTCAGAGTACCGAGACTGTAATATCGCCTCTTGTGACAGACAGTATTGAAGTATCTTGGGAAAGAAAGGCAACGCCTGGAAAACTGACTTTCAAAATGGTATTCGATGAAAAAGTCCAGGAAGGTGACCAGGTAAGTCTCAAATATCGAGGGCAGAACATGTTCCTGGGCTATATTTTTGTCAGAAAAATGACAAAGTCTAACATAGTAAGTATAACTGCGTATGACCAGCTTAGATACCTGAAAAGTAAGGCGTATTATGTTTTTAAAAGTAAAAAGGCAAGTGATATTGTTAAGCTTATAGCTGAAGATTTTAAACTGACATGCGGAGAAATCGAAGATACGGGGCACGTCTTTGAAAAAAGACGCGAAGATGGGACTTCTCTGATTGACATGGTGCAGGGGGCTTTAAGTGAGACTCTAAGACTCACAGGAAAAAGATATGTAATTTTTGACGACTATGGGAAATTAACTTTAAAGGAAACAGAAAAACTGAAACTGGAAGATCTTATTTTTGATAATACTTCAGGAAAAGATTTTGACTTTGAAGTAAGTATAGACAAGGAAACATACAACCAGGTGGTACTGGACTATGTAAATGACAAGGAGAAAAAGTTAGAAAAATATCAGGTATTTGACAGTGTCAGCATTACTAAATGGGGGCTGCTACAATACTTTGAGAAAATTAATAAAAATACGGCAACTGAAGCAGAAAGAAAAGAACGTGCGGAGAAAATGCTGAAATATTACAATCAGAGAACAAAAACATTCAAACTGAAAGGAATATTTGGGGATATCAGAATCCGTGGAGGCTCTTCTTTTATTGTATTTATGGATGTTGCTGAGTTTAAACTGGCGAATTATATGCTGGTAGACAAAGTTACACATAAATTTGGTTTTAAGGAGTATTTTATGGATCTTGACCTGGAAGGGAAAATAGGAGAGGAGGAAGGACACAGTGGCGAAGTTAGAACAAGCTCTGAAACAGATGATAAATAACGCTATTGAATATAGCAAGCCGTGCGAGATTTATGCAGGAAAAGTCAAAACTGTATCCCCTCTGACAATCCTGCTCAATATAAATGTCCCTGCATTAGAAGAGGATGAGCTGATACTTACACATCTTGTCAGAGATTATGACGTTGACATATCTGTAAGTCATGAAACAGAGGAGTTTGAACTTATTGAAAGTGCGATGACCGACATAAAAAAACATAAACACGAATACAAGGGACGTAAAAAGATTACAATTCATAACGGGTTGAAAGTCGGAGAGGGTGTGCTTTTGACAAGGCAGCAGGGGGGTCAGAAATTTATTGTACTGGACAGGATAGATAATCCACAGACTGAAGGTGAGTGGTTATGATACCGAAAATAAAAACAAGCGCAGACATAAAGGTAAAAGAATTGCCGACAAAAACACACAGGATGGAACTGTATGAAGGTAATTATATTCTCGGATTCGTTGATAGTCTGAAGGCTATGGAACAGGCAATCTATAAGATTTTACGAACGGAACGTTATAAATATATCATATATTCCTGGATCTATGGAATTGAGCTTGAGGATCTGTTTGGAATGCCTGTTGAATACTGTGTCGTGGAACTGGAGCGTCGAATATCAGAGGCACTGTTACAGGATAACAGGATAACAGCAGTCAATGGATTTGAATTTGATACTGAAAGCGAGAGAGGAACAGTTCTGGTTAAGAAGTTCGTTGCAGAAACAGTATTCGGAGAAATTCAGATTAATGATGGACTGTCAGTAGCGATAATCTAGGAAAGGAGGTAGATATATGTTTGAGGTAATGACGTATGAGCAGATAATGGAACGGATGCTTGCAAGGATTCCAAACAGCTTGGATAAACGGGAAGGTTCAGTAATATGGGACGCTCTAGCTCCAGCGGCAATGGAACTGGAAAGCCTGTATTTTGTTTTACAGGATTTTATAAAGGAAACTTTTGGGGATACGGCCAGCAGACCTAATCTAATAAAAAGGGCAAGCGAAAGAGGGATAATACCTTACAGGGCAAGCAAGGCGGTACTAAAAGGCATTTTTGATATAGAAGTGCCCCTGGGCAGTAGGTATAGTTTAGATGATTTAAACTATACAGTCACAAAATTTATACAACATAACACAGGAACTGGATTATACGAATATCAGGTTGAATGCGAAACTCCCGGAAGAGATGGAGGAAGAAAAACAGGAAATATAATTCCGATTGATTATATTAACGGCTTAGGTAGAGCTGAAATAACGGAACTTTTAATACCTGGTCAAGATGAAGAGGAGACGGAAAAGTTACGGCAACGGTACTTTGACAGTTTTAACATGAAGGCATACGGAGGGAACATCTCTGACTATAAACTAAAGGTACATGAAATTGAAGGTGTGGGGGCTGTTAAAGTAAATCCAGTATGGAATGGTGGTGGAACTGTTTTATTAACTATACTTGATAGCGACTTTAATCAGGCGAGCCCTACACTGATTAAAAAAGTACAGGACACAATAGACCCGACAAAAGACGCTAGAGGTCTCGGGGTTGCACCGATAGGGCATGTCGTCACAGTACAGGGTACAAGCAATGTTGCAATTAACATCCACACAAACATCACATTTGAACCTAATTTTTCATGGCCGCTTGTAAAACTGAAGGTCGAAGAAGTGGTAAAGAATTACTTACTGGAACTGAGAAAAACATGGGCTCTGAAAAATGAAAAAGTGAGTAATAATCTAGTTGTAAGGGTGTCACGTATAGAGGCAAAAATACTCGACATAAACGGAATTACGGACATACAGAACACAACAATAAACGGAAGTCCTAACAATCTACAGTTGACTGAGTATCAGATTCCTGTATGGGGAGGTATTACAGTATGACGATTTTAGAAAATATTAACGTCAACCTGCTGTCGTACCTCCCTCAGTTTATGCAGGAGTACAGGGAAATTA